GTCCAGTTCCAGAGCGGAGAGTGGTAATAAATCCCGTTGCCGTCAACATGCCCGTCAGGGACACCAACCTTTGAGTCGCACTCCTTCGATCCCCGAACGACATATTTTATGTCATTATCGAGCAACGCCTGATTCATCGGGTTCCAGATGTTCTCCGCGCAGCAGGTCGCGTATGGAATAAGTGTCGCGCCAAAGTCGGTCTTCGACATCGTTTGCATGAATGGCGTCGAGTCCCAAGGAACAATATCCGCCGCCAATCCGTTAGCTTTCTGCCAGTCCATAACGCTATTTTCGGGCCGCGCTATAATCAAGGGGACGCCGAATTCTTCACAGGTTTCCGAGACGAAATCCTCGACATGGGGGAATGCCCCACCCGTATTCGTGAAAAGAGCCTGCACATCATCAACATCCTTGAAGAGATGAAGACAGACGATGCTGTCTTTTCCGCCAGAGAATTGGACAACCTTCTTCATCAGAATGCCGCCGCTACGGTCGCGATCCCGCCGATAATAGCCCCGGTGTTGGCGCTCTTCGCCGCAGATTTAGCATTAGCTGCACTGACCTGGGAAGCGTAATTATTCGAGACAAGACCGGAATAGTCGGTGTTGGCTATCCCCGTCTGTGGTGCTGCCCCGAATTGCGGATTCATAATCTGGTTACCGGACATGAGCGCGGACGTTTCATTCAGCGGCAGGTTTCTGAGATATGCGGACTCCTCGATAGCTCGCTGCCGTGCCGATTGGTCAAGGCCGAAAAGACCTTGCTGCATACCGTATGTCTGTTGCTGCTCGGCTAGGGGAACCGCCCTTTGCATAAGAGCCTCTTGGATCGAGCGGTCCCTTTGAGAAGCCTGCGCGTCGAACGCTGACTGCTGCATCTGCTGGATTTGGGCCTGCTCCTGCGCTGGCATTCCCCTTTGCAGCAACTGCTCCTGAACGGACCTATCCCTGGCCGCTGACGAGGCGTCAAATTCTGCCCCTCTGAGAGACTGAAGTTGCCCGGCTTCTTGGATCGGAATCCCTCTTTCCGTAAGACGCTCCCCCGCCGCATCGGCTCTTGCCTGTCCCTGAAGACCGGAAAGCTGCCCCTGATAACCCAGAAGCTGTCCCTGCTCGGCCCCCGGCAAAGCGCGGAGATAATTCTGCTCTGCAATTGCGTTCTGCCGCGCAGACGTTCCTAATCCGAAAAGGCGCGACTGCTCCGCGCCACCAGCCTGGATCGCAGCATTCTGGGCAGTTTGGTAAGCGTCGTTTCGCCCCCGATAGAAATCATCCATTGCGCCGGAAAACGCCTGTGTTCCGCGAGCGATACCTGAATTGGCGAGCTTGGTTTCCATCGCCTGCATTTCGCCGGAGAACTTGGGATCAAGCCTCGATGCATATTGCCCGTAGACCGAATCTATAACTTGCTGGCGAGCCGCTGCGTTGGCAGCAGGGGCGGCAGGAGCGCCAGAGTAGTCGAGCGGTGTGCCATAAGCATCGGTCGCCGTCTGGACCGCGCTCTCCGCACCTCCTGTCCCGAACGACCCAGGGAGTCCGGCATAATTGAAAGGCTGATCCATGCCAGCCTCTGCTCTGTCGGCAGCGGATGATATGTCGCCAGTTGAGGGGGCGGTGCCACCTAAGTTGAACGGAGTCCCAACAGACCCGGCGGCAGTAGCGGCGGCACCAGTTACCCCGGAAGCGGAAGGCGCATCTGGCTGGCCGACATAATCGAAATCGCTATCTGCTATCTGCCCCGCGCGTTCAGCGGCGGTTCTAATGCCAGCCGTGGTGCCGGATTCGGGGAGACCTTCATAGGTAAATGGGTCTCCCAAGGCAGTGCCTACACGCCCGACTTGAGAAACAGCTACTTCATTCAACGCATTTGTGACGGCGTTCTGCTTGTCAATAATCGACTGCTGCGCCGGATCGAGCGTGGTTGTGCGGGCATACTGCTGGATTTCGTCGTCGCCTGGGGTGCCCCTCTCCGTGTAAACGGAAGAACCATATGGCGTATACTCATCGATCATATTCAGCTTCGCCTGGGCGATAGCTGTTTCCTTGTTGATCGAAGCCTGCGCCTTGGCAGTTGCTACTGGATCAGGAGGCGGCGGCGGTGAAGGTGCTGATTTACCCATTTAACCATTTCTCCGCATTTTCTGGGTACAGGCCATATGTACAAGCTGATGTCCCGTTTTTGGCTGCATATGGATGGACCCCCTCCAGCATGAAGCCCAGCCCTGTCATAAATTTACGGGCTTTCTTATTTGATTTAGTGGTGATTGCTGTCATCCGCTTCACACCTAATTGGGTAAACGGGTAATCCAAGATGCCCCGTATATTTCCCGGCGTGGCCCATTTGGGGGTCGCGGTTATGAAAGTGATTTCGATGTCATTTTGACGATAATTGTGGAAGATGGCAACCCCCATGATTTCGCCGTCATCCGAAGACACTCCGATTGCCGTCAGCGGCCTTGAAAGCGGGGCGCAATCGGGGTAATGGGCCTCGGCCCAGAGCGCCAGTTCATCGTCGCGGCCACAGACCAGTTCGCTCAAAGCGCACTCCCCTGCTGCCAGATCATGTCATATGCGGTGAATGACAGCGTGATGGAATTCGTATTCCCGCGAATTGTAGGAGAGGCGCACTCCCCCATCCCAGCCACCGTTGTCCAGGCGGCGGTCGTTACCGTGTCAGCCCAATTGGATTCGTCCCACTTCGAAACGTCCCATGTCGCAGCGGCCAATTCCGGGGTTGTCGGAATATTCGTCGGATTGGTATTCGAGAAATTAAGTTGCAAATCGATGGCGAACGCAGGCGCTCCGTTCGTCGTGAAATGAGGTCTGCACAATGTGAAAATCTTCTGGCTTCCCCTCGACCCGTAATAGGAAAAAGCCGGTCGTATCTTCCAGTCTATATTGGCGGAATTATTACTGACCCCGGTATCGGCCTTGTATATCACACCGCCATCTTGTGCGCCGAAATACAGATCACCATTGAATAATGACCAGCAGGCGGCATTTTGCCCGGTGAATTTACACCACGCCCCCGTCTGGGTATTGACAACATATTGCACGGATTCCGTGGTGGACTTCGGAATATTAAAAAGAGAATAAGACCCTTGCGGATAATGGATTGATTGCCAGCCAAAGACCGTCGAATACGATCTGGAAGATGCCAGGAATTCGTTCTGGATATTTGTGGTAATTGTCTGTCCGAGACTCCCGACTTGGTCAATCGGCAGGAAAGTGGATAGAGATATCGCGCCGTCCTGGGTCGTTACAATAAGATCGGCCCCAACTTTCTCGACACACCGCCGCCCAATTGGCTTGCCAATGTTGAATACACCGACAAGATTCCAGGATGCAGCCACAGACGGATCATTCCCAGAATATATGATACACTCGCCTTCGCTTGTGATGGCGACGAATAGATCATCCGGCCCAGCACCGCCATCGCGCGTCCACGATCCAATTGCCTGGATGTATCCGCCTTTCCTGCATAAACCACCGATATCGAATGTGGCGACAGTTCCGGCCACTGAAACCACCGGCAAATAGCCAAAGATCAGACTGCCGTTGAAGACGAAGAACAATCGCCTCTGGTGGGCCGCAACGTGGACTATGTCCGTTGCCGTGACGCTTGCTAGGCTCGGAGTGACGAAGGCGCTCCCATTGTAATAAATCGGAGCGTCCGCGCCGTTGACCATGAATAGGAAGTTGCCGCCGGATGTACCGAACATCGTCGTTTGCCATTTGGCGTTCGCTTTACCTGTGGCGATAGATGTCGAACCGCCAGCAGCGGAAGAATCGTAAATCACAGAACCAGCCGCAGATAGCAGTTTCCGGGTAACTGGCCCGGCATATTCGACCAAAGTCTCGACAGCCGCTGACCCGTTGCCGGTTGAGTGGGACAGGAAACCGGACCTGAGATCACAGCTTGTCAGATTCGGGAATATATTCTCCAACTCGACCGCGAAATCTTCCGGCATATTCGCCAGAGAATCCCGCACGTTCCAGCCCCGGACAGGTGCCGGGATGCTCCCGCTTTGGGAGGTTTTGGTCTTTCTGGAATTATCGAGGAGAGGCTGGAGCATTTTAATGTCCCATTAGTAATTCTGAGGCAACTTTCTAAGGATTTGCTCCATACGAAGTCTGTTTTGTCTGTTTTGTCCCACTGGATCGATACCGCTATCTCTAGGAGACAAGCCACGAGTTGCGCCGGGGATATCAGGAGAAGCGCCGATTGTCTCTAAGGGCATGCCGCGAGTCGCACCTGGATTGTCAGGAGAAGCGCCGATTTGGCTGTCGTCGCCAATCCCTTGATACTGCTCCATGTCAGTCATTATTCGCTGTAATTCCAACGCACCTTCCGGTGTTCGCATATATTCCGCAATCACTTCCGGTGTTAGTTCCTCGCCTTCAAACATAACATTACCCTTTCTTAATGAAACGCCAAATGGCTGGCGATGTGCCGCCGAAGAACTTCTCATAATCATCGCCTAGAATTTGTTCTCCGTAGGAGCCACTATCGAACGGCTCCATATAATAATCCAGATCGAACCCGATGGAAGCCGATTCCATATGCTCTCTGGGCCATACGGTA